ACGATGCCGTTCACGTTCACGCCCTCGACGAGCCGCGGCAAGAGCGTCACCGGTCAGCTGACCGTCGAGGCGATCGAGATCGGCGGCGACGTCAAGACCAAGCCGACGAGCGACTTCGAGTGGTCGCTCGTCGGGGCCCCGACGATCGAGTCGCCGGTCGCGCCGTTCGCCAACCTCAAGCCGCCCGCCGACGACCTCAGCACCGACGAGACCATCGTCGACCTGTGAGCATCGAGGCGCACGTCACCGGGGCCGACCGGCTCGCGAGGACGATGCGCGCTGCCGGCGACGACCTGCACGACCTCACCGACGCGCACCGCGCCGTCGGCGCTGAGGTCGTGCAGGTCGGCCGCGGACTGGCCCCGGTGCGCACCGGCCGGCTGCGGAGCAGCATCACCGCCGACGCCGGCCCGGCCGGCGTCACCATCACTGCCGGCGCACCGTACGCGGCGTACGTGCACGCCCGTAACCCATTCCTCGACGACGCGCTCGCACGACGCGAGGCCGCGGCCGTCGCGACCATCACCGAGGACGTCGAGGACGTGCTCGACACGATCCAAGGAGCCTGACCCGTGACCACACCCCGTATCGCCTCCCCGCGCGTCGCCGTCGTCATGGAACGCGACGACCAGCTCGTCGAGGTCATCACCCAGACCGACAACCGCGACGCCGTCCGCTGGGACATGACCCGCGGCCGCAAGCAGTGGCCGACCGGCAACCAGGCCCCGATGCTCTGGATCACGTTCCTCGCGTGGTCGGCGCTGAACCGCTCCGGCGACTTCGAGGGCGACTTCGCCGCGTTCAACGACGTCGCGCTCTCGATCGTCGCCGTCGACCACGACGGCAACCCGATCAGCGCCGACGCCGACCCGGAGGGGCTCGGCGTGGGCCCTACCCGATCGGGACCCGAGCCCGACTGATCGCCGAGATAGCCGTCGCCACGGGCACCGCGCCGGCGCAGTGGATGGATGAGCCCGCGGAGATGATCGCCACCGTTCTAGCGATTCTCGAGGAGAGGAGGGCCGGCTGAGATGCCCACGATCAGCGTGCGCGTCGTCACCGAGGCAGAGACGCGCGACCTCGACAACTACGCCTCGCGGCTCGACCGGCTCGAGGGCGACCTCGACCGGCTCAGCGGCCCCGCGGCCGGCGCGGTCGCCGCGATCGGCGGCATCGGCGTCGCGGCGTACAACGCCGCCTCCGAGGCTCAGCAAGCGGCCGGCGCGGTCGAGGCCGTGTTCGGCCGGTTCGCCTCGCAGATCAACAGCAACGCGCAGAACGCCGCGACGAGCGTCGGGCTCGCGACGTCGGAGTACCAGAACTTCGCGACCGTGCTCGGCTCGCAGCTGTCCAACATGGGCATGCCGATGGAAGAGGTCGCGGGGCAGACCGACGACCTCATCAGGCTTGGCGCGGACCTCGCCGCCACCTATGGCGGCACGACCGCCGACGCAGTCTCGGCGCTCTCCTCGCTCATGCGCGGTGAGCGCGACCCGATCGAGCGCTACGGCGTGAGCATCAATCAGGCCGCGATCGACGCGCAGCTCGCGGCGATGGGGCTCGACGGGCTCACCGGCTCGGCGGCGACCAACGCGCAGGCGCAGGCGACGCTCGCGCTGCTGACCGAGCAGACCAGCGCCGCACAAGGGCAGTTCGCACGCGAGACCGACAGCGCAGCCGGCGCGGCCCAGATCGCCGGCGCGCAGTGGCAGAACGCCGCCGCCTCGCTCGGCGAGCACCTGCTGCCGGCCGTGACCGCGATCACCAACGGGCTCGGCGGGCTCGCGCAGTGGGTGGGACAGAACACGACCGTCGTCGGCGTGCTGCTCGGCGTCATCGGCGCGTTCGCCGGCGCGATCCTCGCTGCCAACGCCGCGGTCAAGATCTACCGCACGACGCAGGTCGCGATCCGGGTCGCCACGGTCGCATGGTCGGCCGCTCAGGCAGCGCTGAACGCCGTGATGGCGCTCAACCCGGTGACGCTCGTCGTGCTCGCGATCGCCGCGCTCGTCGCGATCGTCATCGTCGCCTACCAGCGCTCCGAGACGTTCCGCAACATCGTCAACCGGCTGTGGTCGGCGATCAAGAGTGGCGCGTCGGCCGCGGTGCAGGGCTTCCGCAACGTCATGACCTGGATCGGCAACGCCGCGAACACGGTGCGCAACGGCCTCTCGTCGGCGTGGCAGACCGCACAGAACGCGTGGAACCGGTTCTACACCCCGATTCGCAACGGGCTGAGCACCGTGCTCGGCTGGATCAACAGCATCAGGGCGCGCGTGACCGGCCTGTTCTCCGGCGTCACGATGCCGTCGTGGATGCGCACCGTCACGTCGTGGTTCGGGTTCGCCTCGCTCGCGCAGCCGCAGCCTGAGAGCGCGATCGAGCACGCGGCCCTCTTCGGTACGCCGTCGGCGATGTCGGAGCTCGTCGCGCCGGCCGCGTTCGCGCCGGCGTCGGGCTCGAGCGCCGCAGCCGGCGACCGGCAGGCCCCGACCGTCATCAACATCAACGTCGAGGGCGCGATCGACCCCAACGCGACCGCGCGGCAGATCGTCGACCTGCTCGGCAAGTACGGCCGGCGCATCGGCGGCATCAGCGTCGGGGAGGCCCCGCTGTGGGCGTGAGGTTCGTCGACACGACCGTCACGATCGGGGGCACCCCGTACGAGACGTTCAACCCCGACGCGCGCACGACCGACCCGTGCGCGTGGTCGCCGGCAACGATCCGATGGGGCTACAGCGACTCGCTCGACCGGCCCAGCCCGTCGAGCCTCGACGTGCGCGTCACCGTGCCCGACGGGCACCCCTGGCCGCGCTACGGCGACCGCGTCATCATCAGCACCCGCTATCAGCGGTACAACACGCAGACCGGCGCGGTCACGTTCACCAGCGACCCGTACGTGCAGTTCTCCGGCGAGGTCGACGGCGCGACCCGCTCGCGCGTGACCCTGACGAGCGACCTCGAGCAGCGTGCCGGCGAGCCCGTCGTCGAGGGCTGGGCGATCACGCTGACCGCCTCCGGCGACTTCGCTCGGCTCGCCCGGACCAAACTTGCAGACGAGCCCTGGCCCGAGCAGATCGCATCGTCGCGCGCTCGACGCATCGCGCAGCTCGTCGCGCCGCGCATCGACCTAGGCCCCGACGGTTCGGGCATCGTCGGCGAGACCGGGGGCAACTACCTGCTCAGGGCCCGCGACGTCGACGCGTTCTCGGCGCTCGAGGCGATCCTGCTGACGACCTCCCCCGAGCCCAACCTGCTCTTCGAGGGGCACCCCGGGCCGCGGCTGGCATCGCTGACCGTGCTGCCCCGGCTGCAACGCTCGTCGGCGGGCGGGCCGGCCTGGATCGAGCGATACGAGGACGACCCGACCGCGACGTTCTGGGTGAGCGCCGACGCGCTCGGCGACGGCGCCCGCGAGCTGAACGTCGCGTCGGTCGTCAACCTCGCCTCTGTGCGGTACCCCGTGCCCGACGAGGACCGCCCCGGCGACTACCGCGACGCCACCTACAGCACCGGCGACACCGCCTCTGCCGACCTCTACGGGCAGAGCGAGTGGCGGCTCGACACCGACGCGCTCGACGCCGCCGACATCATGGCCCCGCGGCTGCGGCGAGCCGTGACCGCACGCTCGGCGGAGCAGTGGAGCATCCCGACCCCGACGACGGTGCATCTCGACCGGTTCGACAGCCCCTACTTCACACGCATGCTGCCGTCGCACCCCGGGCTGCCGGTGCTGCTGACCGACGCCCCGCCCGACGTCGACACCTTCCAACGTGTCATCGGCGGTGCGATCACGCTGCACGGCGACCCCGACCGGCAGGCCGTCGAGGTCGTGCTCGAGCCGGCGCGCAACGCCGTATCCAAGATCGTCACGCTCGCCGACCTCGCAGAGTTCCCGATCGACACCATGACAGAAGTCACGTTCCGCGACCTGACCAGCGTCTCCGACGCTCAGGTCGACTGAGGAGAGGAGCCCCGCAGTGGACATCATCAAGGGCGTGCCGGCGCTGGCCGACGTCGACCCGGTCTCGCTCGTCGGGCAGTACAGCCGCGACCTGCGCACGTTCCTCGACCCCGGCGACCTCGTCAAGCTTGAGAGCCCCGGGGGCCAGGGCTGGGGTAATCACAACGTCTACCTCTGGCGCGATGGTCCGCGTCGGACACTGCTCACGTTTACCACCGTCGGCACGGCTGCGCTCGGGGCGACGCTCGCGCAGCTCGACGTCGACGACCGACCGCCGCTGTCCTGGTACGGAGCGCTCATGCTCAACCTGAGCGGCGCGACACCGGCCTACGCCAACATCAGCGCCAACGGCGACGTCCTGATCTACTGGCCGACCACCGTTACCCCGAGTACCGGCAACTGGTTGCGCGGCTCGGTCACGTGGCCGTCGGGCAAGTACGTCGGCGATGGGTCGCTGCTGTGAGCGTCACGATCCGGCCGCGCTCGTCGTGGCACCCCGACCCGTCGCGCGGGTTCTCGCGCTCGCTCGTCGCCTCGCAGGTGACCGGCGTCGTGCTGCACTACCCCGGCTCGGCGCAGCCGGTCGGG